CCTGGTATAGCTGGCTTGTATTGAGAATGTGGGGGTAACGATGGCCTGTCTCTATCCTGTAAGCACAACAAAGCTTACCGAGAAGCGCACTCTTGAGGTATTCATGTCGAAGGTGACGATGGCCGCAGTGCAACAGCTTCTCCGTTCGCTCTCTCATCGGCATGGGGCTAATCCCGATTATCTGTTCATCGCTGAGCAGGATTATCCAGGCTTCAACGACAGTGCTGGCGGGCTGGTGACATGCTTCACCAATGAGAAGACAGGTAAAACGGTGTATGTGGTGCCGTTGCCAGAAATGCGAGCTGGTAGCGTGATGTGTGGATTTTTCTGAGGTGGATATGAAAGAATTGATAGCTCAACTCAAGCGCATTGCTGAGTCACTCGAAGAGCAGAACCGCGTGTATTTGCAACGATGCGCCCAGATTGACGAAAAGGATCGGGAATACGAGCAACGCCGCTTTCAGCATGACCTCGAAATTGTCGAGGAGCAACATTCAGCACGGACGGCACAACTTGAGCTAGAGCACAAAAACTTGCTCCTGGTGCATCGGCTCTACGCTGAGCATCCCGAACTGGCAAAGGCGCAAGTAGCAGCACATGGTGACGATTAGTAGGACGCCCGGTGTATCGTTCCAGTCAAGTTGAAGGCGAGGATCAGGGCGTGAGAGTGATACATCGGTGTCGTCACCATATTGAGGTGATTGTATGAGCGATTGGGTTTGTAGTGGTTGTGGTAACAATCTGCGTGCTTCATGTGGAAACTGCCATTATTGCGGCAGCGTGACGTGTAAGCGGATGGTGTGCATGATGCTCCATCTGACAAGGAAGTGGTTAGGCTGGCATGTGTGGAAGTCTTGTGGCTAAGTAGCAAGGTGGGTTATGAGCGAGATTGTCAATAAAGTTGTTTCGATAGAGGCGTTACAGGCACATCCTCGCAACTATCGAAGTCATCCAGACATCCAAGTTGAACAGCTTGGCATGTCGCATGCTCGCTTTGGTCAATTTCGCTCAGTAGTCCTCTGGCAACGTCCTAACAGCCAATACATGATTGTAGCCGGTCATGGCATTGTTGAGGCGATGAAACGCAACGGTGTCAAGCAGGTACGCGCCGATGTGCTACCAGCAGAGACACCACAGGACGAGATAAACGCTATCCTGGTAGCTGACAACCTTCATGCACAAAATGCCAGTGACGATGAAACGTTACTGGCTGAACTCCTCAAAGAGCAACAGAATGCATGCTATGCACTGGAGACGCTCGGTAGTGACGATGAGACGCTGAGACAGATGTTAACCAGTTTGGGAGATAGTTATCTCGGCAGTGATGAAGAGCAAGAAGAGAAGCCTGATGTGCAATTCAAAGAGTTTGATGAGTCTATAGCCGATGGGCTAGATACTGAGATGTGCCAGCAATGCGGTAAGCTCTGCCTGAAGTCAGGAGGGAAGAAGTAGATGCTTGATTTTATCAATGCCCCTATCAATCCAGATACTCCTCGACTCTTCAATGTGATAAGCACATTTGCTGGTTGTGGAGGTTCATCGCTCGGCTATAAATGGGCTGGCGGTAAAGTCTTAGCGGCTGTAGAGTGGGATGATAATGCTGTAGCAACGTATAAGCTCAATCATCATGGTGCATCTGTCCTCCATAGAGATATCGCTACAGTCACAGCAGAAGAACTATTAGAGCTTACAGGATTAAAGCAATGTGAGTTAGATATCTTTGATGGTAGTCCTCCTTGTCAGGGTTTCAGTACAGCAGGCAAAAGACAGATTGACGATCCTCGTAACAGCCTTTTCAAAGAATATGTACGATTGCTTAGAGGGTTACAGCCTAAAGTCTTTGTGATGGAAAATGTGTCTGGTATGGTCAAAGGACATATGAAGCATGTCTTTGCTATTGCCATGAGGGAACTCAAAGCTAGTGGTTATCAAGTCAAATGTCAGTTGATGAATGCTATGTATTTTGGCGTGCCTCAGTCAAGGGAGAGAGTGATCTTTATTGGCGTAAGGAATGACCTGGGGATAGAGCCAAGTCATCCTGTCGCTCAGTCAGAACCAATTGGATGTGTACGACTTGATGAACATCCTGCTGTATATAGTGAGCGCCGATATGGAGATACACTTGAGACTCCTGGTCAACCCATAGGCACTGTTACTAAAATTGGGCGCAAGTTCTGGACAAAAACATTAGAGTTTGGTCATCTGTCCTATTCAGTCAATACATCTTTCCCTCGATCTTTTCAGTTTGTTGGCACTCTGAATGATAGAAAAGCCAGAGTTGGTAACACAGTGCCCCCCCTGTTCATGGCGGCTATAGCAGAGCATATCTACACTCATATCCTTGCTCAGTTGCCAGAAAGAGAGTGTGTGTGAATGCCTGAACACTCCAACAGACCAACACCCACACGTGCAATGAGACGCCAGGGTCAACGCATGACCAAACAAGAACGTCAGGCAGCACAAGAGAAGTTTTTGAAGTCCTTTTCCATGACGGCTAATGTTCGGGCGGCGTGCATGGCAGCAGGCATTGACAGAAGCATGGTGTATTACTGGCAAGAGCATGATGAACAATTCTCTCTCAAGTTTAATGTTGCTAGTGAAGAAGCCAATGATTTAATTCGTGCCGCTTTGTGGAGACGTGGTGTTGAGGGTATACAGAGGCGCGTGATTAGCATGGGGCGCGTGGTGTGTGAGGAAGAGCCAGTCTTTGATGCAAAAGGGATGCCTCTCCTTGATGCAAAAGGAAAACAGATTGTAAAGAGGGGGAAGCCTATCATGGAGCCGGAGTATAGCGACTCCCTCCTGGCTCTCTTAGCAAAAGCTCGTATGCCTGAATTTAGAGAGAAGCAGCAAATTGATCTCTCAGCAGAGATCACTATGCAAGCAGAGAGAGCTAAAGCTGAATTGCTGGCTGATCTCGCATCGGATCTAACTGATGAAGATAAAGAGCAAGCTCACAAAGCGTAACTATACACCTGAGCAAGAACTCAGGTTTTTTCGTCTCTTTGCCAAATGGAGCAAGAAACGAAAATACGAGTACATTAAAAAAGTCCCCAAAGAGTGGGTACTAAGACTCAAATACGAGTGGAAAGCATGGGCACGTGATAGCCAGCTCCCCCCAGAGGGGCAATGGTCAACATGGTGCATTCTCTCAGGCCGTGGTTGGGGCAAGACACGCACCGGCGCGGAATGGGTCATCGAGAAAGCACAAGAGTACCCAGGCTGTCATATTGCGCTTGTAGGGCGTACTGTAGCCGATGTACGCGACGTGATGGTCAAAGGTCGGAGCGGTATCCTCTCGATATCGCCTCCCTGGTTCAGACCTGAATACAAGCCGTCGTTACGCATGCTCGTATGGCCTAATGGCTCATATGCCACTACCTATAGTGCTGACGAACCGGATCAACTCAGAGGGCCTCAGCATTCGTTCGCATGGGCAGATGAGCGGGCAGCATGGCAGTATGATGATACGTGGGATCAGCTTTCCTTTGGACTTCGTATAGAGCCTGCTCCTGGTGTCAATCCGCAGTGTATCGTCACCACAACGCCACGCAACACCAAAGCGATGAAAGCGTTAGTAGCTGATCCAACGACGGTTGTTACGAGACGGTCAACGCTTGAGAACAAAGAGAACCTGTCACCTCGTTTCATCGCTGAAATAAACCGACGATATGCCGGTACTCGACTCGGCGATCAGGAAATCGAAGGGCACATTATTGACGATATCGATGGTGCGATCTGGAAACGTCAATGGATAGATGACAACCGCGTTACCAAGCATCCTGAGCTTAAACGCATTGTAGTAGCCGTAGACCCACCTGCAAGCAGCGATGCTACGAGTGATAATCCTGCTGAGGCTGGCATCGTTGTAGCCGGTTTAGGTGTCGATGGACATGGATACATGTTGGGAGATTATAGCCTTGTTGGCACTCCTGACGAATGGGCAACGGCGGCACTCACGGCCTACGCACTCTTTGAGGCAGATGCAATCATTGGTGAGGTCAATAACGGCGGTGAGATGGTTGGAGCAATCATCTACAACATTGCCAAGCAGAAAGGCATGGGGCATGTTCCGTACAAGGCAGTCAGGGCTACACGAGGGAAGCAGTTAAGAGCGGAGCCGATATCTAGCCTGTACCAGCGCGCTTTGATACATCACTGCGGAGTATTCCCAGATACCGAGTATCAGATGTGCAATTGGGTTCCTGGTGAGAAATCACCGGATAGATGCTTTGTGGCAGGAACTTTGGTCATGACTGACCAGGGAGAAAAACCAATAGAAACTATTTGTGTTGGCATGAAAGTGCTGACACGTCAAGGATGGAAACGCGTGATAGCGGCGGGTATGACAAATTCAAATACAGAGGTCATTTCTGTGTCTATGTCGAATGGTCGAACATTGACAGGAACGGGCAATCATCCCGTTTTTGTTCAGAATAAGGGCTATGTGCCGTTGAACTCTCTTGTATGGGGTGATATAATGGAGACATGGAACGAGAAACAATTATCTACAATGGTATCACCTTTGCGCGATACCCAACCTCGCATAGACGTCACTCGCGCGTCTATTATTGGCCCTACGATGAAAAAGGCAACCGTGCTGTCGGTGTTGACGCCCTCCATAGAGAGATATGGAAGGCGCATCATGGCCCCATTCCATCAGACTGTGAAATCCATCACATCGACGGTAACCCGCTTAATAATACCATCGACAACTTGGAGTGTCTTACCAAGAAGGAACATGCCCAACGCCACAAAGCCGAGTTTCACGAGCAACGTCAGAAACATGCTGAACAAATACGCCCTCTTGCAAAGGAATGGCACTCTTCAGAGGAGGGTCATGAGTGGCATGTTCAGCATGGAAAAGATAGCTGGACTGATCGAGATCCCATACAACAGGTATGTATTCAATGCGGAAAAGCGTACCTTACTCGATCAAGAAAAGGTGATGAGCGATTCTGTTCTCGCTCTTGCATATCCAAATGGAACGAGCAAACACGAAGGTACTACGAAGATAGGCAGTGCATTGTGTGCGGATCAACCTTTAATGCAAAAAAATCAAAACCACAACGTACCTGCTCTCGTAAGTGTGCTTGGGTTATACGACGCGGGTAAAGCATCTGTTTATAATCTTCAAGTAGAGGACGCCCATGAGTATTATGCTCAGTGCGTCCTTGTTCATAATTGCGATGCGAATGTATGGGCTTTTACAGAGTTGATGACAGGAGTACAGGCAATTGGCGGCATACTCGTAGATACCGACCTGCGAGATCAACCAATGCCGCAAGAGGATGTACCGAGCGGATACGCAATTTTTCAGTAGAGGAGTATGTGATGGAGGTGAAAACGATGCGAGTCAAAACTTTCTTGATGAGTATTCTCATTATCTTCCTGATTGGACTTACTCCTGTTTCATGCCTGATTGTTGGCAGTCAGGAATACGCTCAGGGCTATAGCAATGGAAACACCGATGGGTATAGAGGCGGCTATAAAATCGGGTACACCAATGGCTATAAACAGGGAAATAGTGATGGCTACACTCAAGGTCATACTGATGGCTATAGCCAGGGATACGTCAATGGCGTGAATTATATTGAGTGTTGGGTGATACAGAACCATCCATTTGTTTATAGTTGGTGGTTCAACGATGCATTTAGTGGGGCCAATTGTCCTTGAGGAGCAAGAGTGATGCAAGACGATGAAGAGCTAGATGAACCAACCTGGCGCGTTGTGCTGGCATATGTATTTGTGGTGGTGATGGTGCTTGGTACGGCATACATGATGGTCATGTGGCTGAATGCGGTCAGCATACCCCATAGCTAGGGGCTTGTGTCTACCCTTTACGCAAGATACTGATTATTCCAGTAGTCTCTAAGTGCGTGACACATTAGGATGGCTGGCAGAGCGGTTCAACCAACCGCTACGTAACCTAGTAGGTACGTCACCCCGCACACAAAGGACTCTACAGGTTGAGCTAGCAAAGAAGCCGTTCGACTTCGTGCCGATGTGTGCATGGAACCATCTGAACGATGCGGAATTCTCCGTCATGCGAAACAGTTTCTCCCCTCACGGGTGAGTGCCTTAGTTCGTAGGTGGTTCTCTTAAAGTATTCTTATTGTACGTTGAGAAACCGGAAGATGAATTGATGAGGTGAGTATGTTCTGTGAAAATTGTGGAAAACCTGAGCCAAAGCGCAATCAGGCAGCTATGATATTTGCTTTGCCTAATTTGTGCTTGGATTGCTCCAAACTGTCTAGCATCGTGCATCGTCGGTATGACACTGCCACGGGTAAGCCTCTTGAGAACAAGAGCAATATTTGTGAACGATGTGGAGGTCAGAAGACGGTCTACATCAAGGTAGAGCCGGTATACAGCAATGGCTTTGTTTCTGCTGTACATGCACAGCATACAAGCAGCACGATGAAGATATGCATGTGTCCTCTTCCAAAGAAAAAGCATGATGGCAGGCTTGAGCCAATGGTTAAGCGAACTGAATACTATGACCATACTGCACAGGTAGAAATACTTGACGAACATCCGCAAACATCTCTGATTAGTATTTCTGGCGGATATTCCGATGAGTCATCAATATATCTTGACCCCAAACAAGTTCTCTCCCTGCTGGCCTGGTTGAAACAGGAGCAAAGCACCTTAGAACGATTAGTACAAGAGGAAGCCAAAGATGACAAATAAAAGACGCCCACGAGGTACGTTGCAACTCGTCCAGCCCATAGTCGAGGCAGCCCCTAAACCCACAAAGAAAGTTACACAAGCTGCCGTGAAGTCCAGCAGCAAGGGGCCGCAATCTCTCTCTTTGGCATGGGATGAAAACGAAGGCATGGGGCAAGCGAGAGACCAGCGACCACTCAGCGAGTACGAGCGAAAAGACACGCTGTACCGCGTCTACGAGGGAAATACCTGGGTCAGTGCCTGCGTAGATGTCATATCGAAGCGGTTCACATCAGGCGGCTGGCACTTAGAAGAGGTAGAGCATGGCAAGGGGCAGCAGGACACACATGATCGGCTGAAAGCGTTCTGTCTTGCTGTCAAATTATTGCGCTTCCTTCGTGCGACATCCGACGATCTCGAAATCTATGGAGAAAGCTATGCAGAGATTGTACCTGGCGGATTATTCCCTCAGCTTCATTCATTAGATTGCCCAACGATCACCTACCAGCTTGATGAACACGGCAATATCCTAGGCTATACTCAGATGCTCACCCAGAGCAACAAGAAGGTACAG